CCCAAGACTGCAACTTTAACAGCCATTGCCATACCGGGCACTTTGCTTAGTTCACGATAGAATTCTAGTGCTTGCCCAACTTTGCCAGACTCGCCACCTGCGGCCTGCATGATCTGCGTCTGTGCGCTGTCAATAAAAGCGTCAATACCTTTAACTGGACCAGTCTTGCCGATGGCGTCTTTAAGTCCACGATATGCATCACGCACCTTTCCGGCAACGTCTGCACCCTTGCCCAACATGGTTCTGTTGCTAACCGGAGCATCGCCCTCTCGGTCAACGTTTCCCCCGGCTGCTGCACCTTGTGCTACCTGTTGGAACAGTGACTGCACCTGTTGCTGAGTCATGTTGTATTCTTTTAGTAGAATACCAATGGCGTAAAAGTTTTTGTATGTTTGGTCTTCGCGAATTTGTTTGCGAATGATGGCTTCGTTCAGTTGGTTAATTTTCATTTGGGCGTGTTCTCCGGATTCCACGTGTAAATTTAGTTGGATCCTGCGCCCGTATGCTGTTCAATAATCTGCGTTCTAGATCATCGGCAGTTTCAGCATCGTAGTTCTCACGTATGTGATTCATGAGGTTAATAGCACTTGCGATGACATTATTGGCACGACTTTCAATGAGACTGTTTTTGTCTCTCTGTAAGCCCATGCTGGATAATTCTTCTAAAATGCTACGGGTCTGCTTTTGCAAGATTTACTCCAATCTATGTTATATTTATTAATTGCTTAAAGATACTTAGAGTATAACTCAGCGACCTCGGGAAATGTTTTACGCCAATCTTGGTTTCTAATTAGATCAAAACGATCAATCTCTTGCATCATGGCCCGTATAGATTTGGGGTTTTCTTGCCAATTGGGGTGTATTAGATCGCTAATCTCACTATTGGCTATTGCATCTACGTATTCTTGTGAGAGATTCTTTAATGAAAATATGCCTTCTGCCACGTGTCTAGTATGATTGATTACATCACCTAGTCTATTAGTGTTGAAGTTGCGCTGTGCCCACTGTGCTAGTTCTGCTTGATAATACAAATTAAACACACTGATTGTTTCTTCAATCAAGAACATGACATTTGTAGGTGCAGTATCTCGTAAGCGATTAATGTTGTCTACTACTTGATTCCAGTTTGCAGGCCAACGCATGTATTCAAATCTCTCGCCAATGCCATCTAGACTGATATGCAGTTTAACCAATTGGAATCGTTCAATTGTTTTATAGTTGCGTTCAGCGATAGGCTGAGTTCCGTTTGTTTGAAAACACAGAGTCACCTGTCCACTGGGTGCTAGTTCTGCAAGCGCTTCAGCAACACGCCAATAACCCTGCCCCAATAGTGTTTCCCCGCCGCAGAATACCACCATCTCTAGATTACTAAGATCAAGTTTTTTCAGTATCTCAATCATGTCATTGGCTCTAGAACCTTCGGACGGGGCTATAAATGCAATTTTATTTTCTTTGAGATGGCGTTGCCAAAATGTACTGGATCCAGGATTACATATACGACAAGCTAGATTGCAGCCTATGTCAAACATTAGATCTAATCTTGTGGGTCCGGACAAATTTGTTCGTTGACCAAACTTGTTTAACATGCCAGTACGAAAACTTTCCATTCCTGCTAGTTCGTTTCCTTGACAAGTCCAGCAGCCTGGATCCCATTGATTATTAGAATTTAGTTCTCGTAAGGGTATTAGAGATCTACTGTTCCAAACATTTTCCTCAGCGGTAACTTCAAAGTCTGTTCTTAGGCAACAGTTGTTTACCGAAATGTCAGTTGGAGACTTTTTTAAATCAATTTGCAGCCCACCATGAATCATTGGGCAATGTATGTTAGTCATTGGACTTTTTCAATCCTGCAATCATGCTTTTTAGTTTAGCACTCTGTGCTTCGCCCGTTGCACGTGGCTGCGGAGTTTCTAAATTAAACCCTGCCTTGGGCTGTGCTCGTTCAAACTTAGCCTCGCCTTCTCCCTCATCTGTAGCTGTGCCTTTGATCTTGCTCATGATGTTAGCTACACTAGGTGGGCCACTGCCCTGGGTAGCATCCAATCCTGGATCGCTGATACGCATGGTTTCAATGTTGTACTCAAGGTCAATCTTTTGATCAACGCCAGTCGAACTACGCGATTTCAAACACTGGATTTGATAGCGCCCACGTTCTTTCATAGCACGACTTGTCAAGATACCAAACACGTTATCTGCTGTGTTAATTTTACTGATACCACCCGAGATATGACTGTGGTTAAACTCAACTTCTTCCACAGCACTACGGTTAAGTTGCGATGCTGTTACCATTAGGATGCCCAGCTCTTTGGCCAAGTTGCGTAGTTCTTCTGACACATACTTGTCTTTAACAAACAGGTCATTGGGACTGACTTTGGCACTGACTGGCATGACCAAGTCCAAATAGTCAATCATAACAAAGTCAACTCGTTTACCTGTCTGTATCTGATACTCTTTCAAATAACTGCGAATGTCATTTACATTACTCTGTGCAGGCAATGCCTTGATTTGATAGTTACCTGCCTTCTTACCAATCATGCTAACACGCAGACTGGTGTTGTCAATATCCTTGCGGATATCACGTGTGCTGGCATTGGTCAACATGGCATCACTACGCAGGCCTGTGAGTTCTTCACTCAATTCCAGTGTAACGTAGACACCGCTCAAGCCCATCTGTAGCCAGTTAAGTGCTATGTTCATCATGACCAAGGACTTGCCCGAGCCAGATCCACCAGCAAAGATGTTTAGTTCACCACGACTAAATCCACCATATAGCAGTCTGTCTAGTTGTGGCCAACCTGTGCTGACTTGCCCACCGTTGTCGAAGTATCTTTTAATACGAGCTGCAGGATCAGCAAAGTAATCCGTGCCCATGTCTTTAGTAAGTGATATCTGTACTGCATCTTTGATTAATTTTTCTACTGGGTCAAAGTCGCCATTCTCTAGCAGGTCTGCTGCCTTGAGAATAGCACGTTCCAATTCTTGACGTTTAGTAAACTGTTCAAATTCCTCAATGAACCAGTCATTGTGCTCGTGCATTTCCACTGCTGGTTTGAGCTCTACTCCAGTTGTGGCCTTTACCTGGTCAGGTGTAGGTAATGTCTTGTACTTGTCACTGTACTCGTTGATAAACTTTGCAGTCTCACGTAGACTGCGATCAAAGTTGTCGTTGTTGTAAATGTTCTGCACACGCACAAAGTTCTGTGCATCTGCCAACATCATTTCTAAAAATAGTTTTTGTAATTCAGGGCTGTATTCTTTTGTCATTGCTTATTAATTATGTGTCTTTTCTTGAGTTCAATTTTTAATCTGCTGGTTTCTCGTGCATCTAGTATGGTTTTGAGAACAAACAACTTACCATACCGGCGCACTGCATCATTGATATCTTTGCACGTATCATGCCATACCGGAAAGCTGACACTCCATCCGTATTCAATTGCGTTGTTGATAAGGTTGACCCCTGCACTATCGCGATCGGGAACGACAATGACTTCCCGCCCCAGACTGTCGATAATGTCAGCTTGATTCTCACTGCACTCATTACCCAGTATAGCAACACCATCAATGGCCATCGCATCAAACGGTCCTTCTGTGACGATGACGAATTTCTTTTCAGCTGTTTGTAGATCCACATTAAACACAAAGTCAGTGGCATATTGGCTGTAATATTTTGGCTTGACGTTGTCGTCCAGCCCTCTGGCGGTATACCCAATTAGTTCTCCCTTCCAGTAAAATGGAATGATTATACGTTTGTGTAGATTGTAGGCTTCACTATCAGTTGTATAAAATTCATAGCGATCAACGTCAATCTTGCGATCCAATACGTATGTGGCTGCTGCTTGGAACTGTGGATGTATGGGATCATCTTCGTTTTGCAATCGCAAAAATGTGCGCCACTCACTGAAACTGACCACACTTTCGGGCAAGGGTTTCGGCGCAAAGGTTACTTCTTCCTTGACAACTTTTTCCAGTTCTTCAGGTGCAATTAAGTCTTTGACACGTACCGCTTCAATAACCAAGCGTTTAATGGTGTTGTCGTCTGCGCCCAAATAGCCTAGCAGTTTTCGAAACTTGTAGTTTAAGTGACGCCCTGGTGTGTAGTTAGCTTTGAAGTTACAGTTGAAACAGTGATAACTGACTGATCCATTTGCGTTTGAAATAATGCCACCACGCCCACGTTTATCCCCACAGCAGGGCGCATTGAAACTGATCCAACCACTTGTAGAGTTTGTTTTACGTTTTGCTGGAAGTAATAGATTTACTGCGTCTTGTACGGCTGTGAGCATACACTATTATATAAGACATTTTGGTTAAGATCAACTGTTTAGGCTGGGCTTGAGCCGTTATATCTAGTCAAATAATAGGTGGCATTTTGAAGATGTTCTGCGGCAGTCAATGCCCTGGTGTATACATGTGCCACCGCAACTTTACCAGTTGTGTTGTTGGCATTGCCTTGATACGCAAATATCTCTGGGGTTGATGCCGCCGATCTATTTGTGGTAGAAGCACTGGTTCCGTGTGCCACACCATTTATGTAGATAGTCCAGCCCGTAGTGCCGCTAAAACTCAGCGAAGCATAGTACCATGTGTTGGCACTGAGCGTGGCGTTGGCCTGAACTACGCCATACCCGTCACCGTTGTTATTGCCGGCCTGTAGGGTGGTAGAACCAGAACCCCAAAATGTTTCGTTAGTACCAGATCCTATTAGGTTGAAAAAGGTTGATGCTGTGAACTGAAACACAATACCTTTGCTATAGTTAGTATTTGCTGGAAATATAGCACTGGCTGCAACTGCACCGTTATTTCCAGGACTACTCCAATAGGCCTGTCTTGTACCAGTATTGTACACCGTGCCATAACTGCTACCGGTGGGAGCTTGGTAGAAAGTAAAATTGTTGTTATTACCACTGTTATCAGGCCAAGTTGTTCCCGACACATAGTTTTGCATGTCAAGATTGAACAGCAGACCAGCAGTAACATAGCTTAAATTTGATTCTGTTTGAATGCTTATACCACCGCCAATGTTGATTCCTCCACCTATGTTCATACGCCGTACCTCGCTCTTGTTGCTGCGTAGTTTTGCGCTATTTCTGTTGATGTTAGTGCACGATTGTAAACCAATGCTTGCCCAATTTTACCTTGCAAGGGTTCACTACCACCAACG